GATGCACAGCGCATCTCTCCCTGACGGGAACCGTAGTTCCGTCGTCCCACGCAATTAGTGTGCGGGGACCCACCTACGTTTCAGATTGAGGCTGTAGGGCCTAACTGACTCGTCAAGGTGCTGGTCACCCCGGTGGAAGGCCGGCAGATCGTACATCGTACGATACACCGACTTCCCAATTCCGAGGCTTGAGCACTTCGCTAAGGCCTCCCAACCCGAAAGGGGGTCAGAGAACCTCGCTGAGACCGGGACCCAGTGGCGCTCTTCGGAGAGCTGTAGGTCCTGATTCCAACGTCGTCTGGGCGCCACTTCGCTGTGGTGGTGCCAGCCAATCGCGGGACTGTCCGGCCGAACCTGGGGCAACCGCCCCAGGATCGATTCGACGGCTTCCCTTAGTGCCGACGCGCATTGGGTATAACCAGCCGAGTAAAGCTGGTTTGCCGTTGCGACCGAACTAACAAGTCCTGACGCGTCTGTTCGATCAGCTGGACAGTCGCTACGAAGGTAGGTGGGGGTCACCTCCACACCATCGTAGGCGTCCATTCCGCAGGACTCCCTGAACTTCCCAGTCCAGAAACTCTTGCTTCTGTTGAGCTTGTGGCCTAAGGCCTCAAGCCCTTCGCTGATCGCAGGAGCCTCGTCTGACGGGAACAGCAAATCGTCCCCGTAGACGTAGACGGACCGTCCCATTTGGTGGACTGTCCGCCTGTCAACCCGGCCTCCAGCTGCGTGCAGCCTGGCGGCGATGATGCTCGCGAAGAACACCAAAGCCTCCATGGGAAAGCACATAGCTGATCCCATCGACGCAAACTTCTTCAGGGTAATGACTTCCCCGCTCGGAAGTTTGGCACGGCTGCTCCGACAGGCAAAGATGGCCTTTTTCAGGGCCGGCTTCGTCTGCAAGAGCCTTTCAACGTGCGCCACAGTAACTCGATCGCTGGCGTCGGACATGTCGATAGTGGCGAGTTCGCCAGTTCTCGAACTGTTCCGAGCCAACTCGCGGTTCAACAACTGGTCCGTGAAATTCACGTGACCTGCCGTCATCCAGCTCCTCTCCAGGAACCGGACCACGAGATCTTTGATGCCTTGCTGGATGTATTGCATACACACCGGCTCGACACCAATGATACGAGGAGACTTGAGGGTCTTAGGGACGGTGACCACCCTTACGGGGGCCTCGTCCCAGGGTTCCACGACCTTCACCCCGGACTCGTACTCGCGCAATGACACGTTTCCGTCGTCGGTCCCTCTCGGGGCCGCGAACCGGCAATACGTGAAACCTGCATGAGACAACCGGGTATGCCAACGTTTGAAGACCCACTTCTGGTTGGAAGCGATCTTCTCCTGAGTGGCACGCGGCCCATGGTGCGGTTTGAAACGCTCCATCAACAGCGCGTCGTTATCGAAGATGGCCTCGAGCTCCTCCGCTTCGCCCATAAGGACGTCGCAGACTTGCCCGTAGACCTCCCAGATTGACGCGTCGATGTTGGGCTCGCTCTGGTCGCATTCGACGAACCGTCGAATCGCGTCCTCCGTGCGCTCTTCAGCGCAGTCTCGGCGGACTTTCTTGCCGAAGAGGCAAATTTGCCTCACAGCAACAATGCAATCGATGGACGGTTCATCCAAAAGATGGCCGGACTCGTCGAACACATTGCACAGGAATCCCTGAAGAAATTCAGGAATTCCGGCGCGCGTCTTCCCAAAGGAAGGCCACGCACCAGGGGCAATCCCACCTTCAGCAAGGGACCGTTCAAGGTCCCTAGAGAACGTGGGAAGGGTGATCGTTATGAACGAGTCACCCTCGTGTTCGCTTCTCCACCGCAACGTTTCAACGTCGCGGTGGACGCGGGCTCCAATCTTCCTCGCACAATCAAGCACGAGGAGTTCGAGCAGTTCTACAAGGCTTTTCAAGGATGCTCCTTAGGGAGTAACCCTTCCAGGGTGTCCACCCGTTTAGGCACCAAAGCCCGCGTAGGCTTCTCGACCGTCAGCTTATTAAGGCCTCAGGTCAAGTCTCGCCACCCACCAAACGGCTAATGACGTCCGTCCCCTGGAGAAAGCCGCACAAGGCGGCCCCAAGGTTCGTAGCGTCCGAGGCCGTAAGGCCGGTGAGCGGGAAGTCGATCGTCATCGTTGCCGACATGCTGGCCAACACCGAGTTGGCAGGCACGAGCGGATCCGAAGCGAAAGATGCCCGCTGAAGTCTAGCAACGACCCGCTTCCGCTTTGCGAACTGGTGGCTCAACGTGAGGGTATACCCCACACCGGCCACCTCGAGCGCATAGACAGACTGCGGGCCGTTCCTGCTAATAGCAGGAAGAGACTTAGCAGCGCCAGCGTACGTCACGGACAATGGTTCGGTGAACACGTGAACGCTCTCAATCGTATTGAACTATCGGCTCCGGGAAAGTCCCAGAGCCGCGAGGATGCCGACCTGCCCAGGGGTAAACCCTGTAAACGGGGCGGCATTAGGTACGAACGGGCTCCAATCGCTACCTGGAAACCTCAGCTTCGTCTCGTCCTTTTGGGTCGATTCGAAATTGAAATCGCAGCCTGGATGACTCCAGAATCCGCTGCTAGGGCCATGTGACACGTGGGCACTAAACCGTTTTTCGACGGTAAGGTGCCTCATAGTGTAACTATAGTCCTGAACCAGGTTATCGACCGCGTTGGGGGACAGATTAGAGGCGATGTCGCCAACCTGTCCGAACCAATCAACGAGCCAGGACCACGGCATGACCTCCCAGAGAAGCTCTGGGGTAGGCAGCGCTCCGAAAAGAGCTGCCTTGGCCTTTGCAGTCCACAGAGAACTACTAGTGTCAGGGATGTAGTACCGGTATTTAGCCATGTACCATACCCTGTCCTTCACGGTTGTCGTGACGCTGTACTCTGTCGTTCCCTCAAAGGAGGGGAACGCCGGCACACCCCCGTACACATTCGCGTACGGCCACGGGTAGCTAGTACGAGTCGTCGAAACGTCCGTGTCGTCCTTCACCGTAGCCGACCTTCGAACGCCGCGACCATTGTCGCGGACGATCTGCGCCATCTGCTTGTCGATCGTCGCCCAAAGGCGATACATCTGCTGCAGGTCGCGCAAGAAGGGCTTCCAGCCGAAGACAACATTCAAGTACTCGGAACCAAGGTTCCGAAAACTGAAGAGGTTGGCCTTCAAGACAGCTGGAATTCTCTGAAACGGCACTCCCCTAAAGGTTTTAAAGCCCCATCGGGAGGTGCGTCCGCGCCGAATGAGCCCCTTTGTAAAGGGCACAGTCGGAAGCTGGCGCAGTTCGATTACGAACTGGCCCAGAGAGGCAACTGGGTTGCCAGGTCTGGTTCGCTTGTATCCGGTAGGAATGAACGCCTGAATGGCGTTCGTTGCCTGCCCGTATGTAGCGACCCGTCCTAGAACAACCGCAGTGTCGAACCCGGTAGGGCATGGGACTACGCCGCGGCTATGCCACGACCCCAAGTCAAAATCCCCGCCGAGAACGACCGGCATGTCACGAGCACCGCCATGGTCAATGTCGTAGGTTTGGGTATAGAACCCTCCCCCGCCTGACCATTTGCCACCTGGCAAACGACGGTTGCCTTGACTGACGAGTAGTGCAGCCACATGGCCGCCACTGATCAACGACATACCCCCAAAGCGGTTGTTTCCAACCGCATCGGGAAAGTACGATTCGCGGATCTTTGGCATGCCACAAGACTCCTCTCGTGCGTAGAGAACCAGAGGTGCGAAGATTGGAATCCCCGCTGCGGGCGCCTTCGGGCGCC